ACCAAACAGACCCTGTGCAGCCTGACCTAACGGGGCAAACTGTTGTTGCGCCATTTCTGCTTGGGAAAGACCACCACCCGCCAAGCCCATAAATCGGTCTTGATAGGCTTGCAATGCTGGGTCAAGGGTGTAGCTAGCGCCTGATACACGCCCGTCTGGGCCTGTTTTAAACTTCGACCGACCAAAGCGAGTCGTGATGCCGACAGGACGGAATCGCGCCTCTTCAGCCGCTAGTTGTGCCGCACGTTCTTGTGCGTCTGCTTGTGTCCGTGCTGCTCTTTCAGCAGAACGACCACCGAGGATGCCGCCCAGTAAAGAAGCACCTCCACCAATTAACGCTGCGGTAATAGGCATATCAAACTCCAATCAAAACGTCATCCACTTTAGACGGGTCTTTCTCGTCAGTGGCGTGAATACAGAACCAAACGCAGTCCGTGATGGCTTTCACACCATGCACCAGACCAGCCTTAATCTCAATAACCGCAGGGGCATCTACGATGTCAATCTCTTCACCCCTCAAAACTGCAACCTTCCCAGACGCAAGAATCGACAGATGGCTGAAGTCATGCGTGTGTTTCAAAATGGCTGTGCCAGCAGGGATCACCGCTTGCTTGGCATACAAACCATCGCTGAAGTGATGCGTGATCATGCAGTGCGCTTCCACATTGCCACAGTGATGTACGGCTGCAGGTTGGCGTTTGTGCCACTAGAACCTGCGGATGCTGTGGTAAAAGTGTGGTTGTGATCGGCGTCAATTGTTACGCGATCTGGGTTTGTATTTCCCTCGGATATTCCTCCTGTACGCTGCTCTGTACCTGATGTGCTAAAAATTCCGGTCGCATTAGTTACAACGCCGCAGTTTGTCGAGAAATTAATATTGCCTGATAACTCCTTTGTGCTTGTGGTTCCTGTGTGCGTGTGGCTAACCACAATCGCATCCTTGGAACCGCCAGTCTCTTCTAGCGTGTCGAACAAAGCGTCGCCAGCGTCCAAACCAACCATGACCCGACCAGCACCGAAGGCGGCCCAAGTCCCAAAGCCTAGCAAAGTCGCCGGGTTGGTTGTCACACCAGCGTTGATGTAGATAGAGCCTACGGGGTGAAGGGCTTGGAGGGCGGCTTGCACGAAAGCTGTGGTCGCCAAGGCTGTACTGCTGTTACCAAAACCTTGCGTCACGGCAGTTGTTCCAGTGGGCAGTGTTGGAGTGCCCGTAAAGGTAGGCGACACCAAATCAGCCTTGGTCGCAACAGCCGTGGCAATGTTGTTGAACTCGGTGTTAATCTCCGTGCCCTTGACGATCTTCAGCGGGTCACCAGAGGACAGCGCGTCCTTGGTAGCGAAGTTGGTACTTTGAACGTAATTGCTCATGCTATCTTCCCATCTTTAGATTGAATCTCAATACGCTGGATTGACAAAGGCGATCCGTTGATATTGGATTCATAGCCTGTTTGAACGATTTTACCGCTGCCCGATGCTGGCACAGACAGCGTTTGCAAGGCCACACCATCTGCGTACTGGGCAACAGGTGAACCATTTGCGCCGTACTCAGCCAAACCGTACTCCGAGACGCTTTGAGTTGGAATCTGAGCATTAACCGCCTGGTAGTTGGCTGCAAAATCAAACCCAAACTTCACCGTTACGGATTGGTTTGAGCCACCAATCACCACCACCTTGATGCGTTTGAGCAAGCTGGTGACGTTCTGGTTGCCCAAGTCCGCATGGTTGGTGAAATACATCAAACGATACGCGCTGGTGTGGTCTTGGTACGTTCCGTACTTGCACACAAACCCGTTCTTGCCAATCAACACATCACCATTACGCCGTGACAACAACGAGGTTGGTGCAATCGAATCCCACCGAGTCAACCTGAAAGAGCCATCTTCTAATTGCCCACGGGTATCGAAACAATACACCTCACTCACAGAGGGAAGCGTCAATAGGTAAAAAGCCTTTGTCTCTGAATAGACCGACTTAATGTTCTTTTTGTCCTCACCGCTAACGATCTGAATCAGGTCGTTTCGGACGTTTTTGGACAAGTCGCCCACAGGCAAAGACTTTTCAATGATCGTCCTGGCAAAGCTGCGAACACCAGAGTTGGACAAGAACAGCACGTCCTTGCCCGTCTGTTGGATTGAGTCACGGGCAATACACCCAATACCACCCACAGAGTCAGCCAACAAGAAGGTAACAGGCGAAGTCCCTGCTGGATTGTTCGCACCCGTATAGACCAGAATCTGACGCGCACCAAAGATGATCAGGAAATTGTTGTGAGCCGCTAGACCTGTGATGTTGTCCGCACCGTTGGGCCACACCGTGTTGATGTTCAGCGAACCAGACGACCCACCTGTCCAAACATGACCAGACAACAAGTCTGAGAAAGTGATCGTCACGTTGTCGGTTGACGTGTCAGCCACCCACAAACGCCCGTAGGCAGAGATAACGATGTTCGCCAAAGGGACAGTGCCTGCATACCCAGATTTCTCGCTCACGCGCCGATAAGTGGTCGTGCTGACCGCCGGATCAAAGATCAACGGGTCGTGAGATTCTTGGAAGAAGTAAGTGATTCCATTCAGCGAGGCAACAGACCAGTTGCTTGCCGTGATCGTGGGGGCAGTACCTCCACCGCCATAGGTCAACTCAGACACAGCATTTGAGCTATCCAGCTTAAACAGCTTGTTGGCCCCTGCAAACAAAATTGTCAGAGTTCCATCAGCTTGAACCAACTCATGCATGACAGTGACATCATTCGCACCCAAAGCCCCAGAACTTGAGTTGATTCGGCTGAACCCCTCACGTGCCCCAATACGCCCGAACTGGTCAATGATGCAGTTCGTTGCCACCAGAGCAAAGCCACTCGCCAAATCTAATGGAGAGTCTTGAGTATTCAGGCCAAAGAACCCTGGCGCTGAAACACTGGCGGTCTGGATGACTTGGCTCATATGGCTAAGAACTCCTGCTGTTCAGGGTAACGTGTGCCCTCCAAGGCAATGCTGTCAGCCAGCATCCCACGGTACAGTTGATACGCCTCAGACGAACTCAAGCCTTGATCCTCGCCACGCTCCACCAAAGCCCGTGCGTAAGCGTTCTGCACCACTAGGGTGTCAGACACTAAAACAACCGTGCCATCATCCGCTAAAGGGGCTTGTGGGACTGTCAGCGAGAATGGAAGGGTGTACACACCATCTGGACGGGGGAAAATCACCACCTTGGTGTCGCCGTTGTTGTCAACACCATCAAAAGCATAGTAGTTTGGCTTGCCAGAGACAGGGGCAGACAAGTTCTGAAAACGGTTCATCTCCACAAAAGAGATGTTCTGCATTTGAATCAAGTCAGTGACGTTCAACACATCTTGGACAGAGAACTTCTGCCCTGCGCCTGTCAGTGAGTAGATGTACGTGCCTGGTGTAGTGGTGACCGTGATAGTCTGACCCAACACGTTCCAGTTGAAGGCATCCTCAATCTGACGCTTGGCATCATTGACGAAACGCCCAATCAATGTCGAATAAGGCGTTTCAGCATTGGTCGATACTTGGGTTTCGCGCAAACGAACCAAGACATCGTTGATCAATTGGAGGAAGGTCATTTTTTGTTCCTTGCTGAAATGGCTCTGGCCTTTGCTTTGGCATCCTCTTTGGATGATGCGCCCCAAGCCTTGAGAGATAACAGCAAGCGAGTGGGCTTACCATCCTTCATCTCTGGGCCGGGCATATTGCCCATCCGCGCTAAGAAGGAGGCCCGTCTAGGGTTGTCGCCACTTTTGACAGGTGCTTTTAGATTGCCACCCGTCTCCGTATTGTACGATGCTCTGCCCTTGGCGTTCAAGCCGCCTTTTGGATTTTGACCAGCTTTTGTTTGCCAAACGGGTGTTTTCATTACTTTCCCTTTTTTGGGGGCGTGTGCGTCAGGTTCTTACTGCTGGCGGTGTGCTTTGCACCCGTCATCAAAACCCCACCTTCCTTGTGGGTTGGGCCTTTGTAGGGCTTGCCATCAGGCAGGTAGTGCTTGGCTTCCTTGCTCATCACTTGGCCTTTTTGGGGGGTTTTGCAGTCTTTGCCGCAGCCTTGAAGTCAGCAGCGGAAGGTGCAGCCTTGGAGCCGACCTTGTTCATTTTCTCGCCAGAACCTGCCTTGATACGGGCACGTTTGGCGTTGATGTTGCTATACAGACCGGGTTTCATTTCTTTTTTGCCTTTCCAGCTTGGGACAGCGCAATCGCAACTGCCTGTTTGGGGTTTTTGACCACTTTTTTATTGGAGGTCAATTCACCAGCCTTGAACTCCCGCATCACCTTGCTGATTTTTGCTTGCGCTTTGGTCTTTTTCATATCAGTACATGATTTTGGCGGTGATCGTGCCAGTTACATAAACCGTGCAGTTGGCTCGCAAATACTTGGGAGCATTAGCAACCGTAACCAGTCCATCAGCGGTCAAAGCCGTTCCCAGAGTTGACCAATTTGTGCCGTCAAGACTACCTTGCAGAGCAACTGTGGCTGATGTAATGCCTGAAACTTGCAAGAAGGCTGGCTGACCAGCATCAGCTTGCACAGCGCCAGAAGCCCCAGTCGCCCCAACAGCGTTGAGAAGTGTGATTGGTGCAGTTAAGGCGGCCATTATTTAGCCTTCTTTGCTTTGCTGGCGTTGCTCTTAGCAGTCCGTGAACCGCGCACAGGCATGGCCTTGGAAGGCTTACCAACAGCCACCATGACGGTGATAGGCATAGACTTCTTCTCTTTTTTGTCTTTAGGCATCATCATGATAAATCCTTAAATGGTTGACTTACGTGGACGACCCATCTTCTTAGGTGGGGGGTTCATGGGTAGAGGCTTGACCTCTGGCTCTGCTGGTTTCTCGTCCACCCGCACATAACCCGCATGGCCTCGCATGGTTTCGATGTCATGTTGTTGTGTGAAAGTGACCGTATTACCAGACTGTAAACAGCGGAAAGTTGCCATTGTTTTCTCACAAAAAGGGGGCCGAAGCCCCCGATTTAAACTAAGCGAACAACCACACACTTGATTGTGGTGCTTGCCAAATTTAACGTACCGCCCGACTCGTTTTGGAAACGAACGGACACTACGTCTGCGGCTGAAACATAAGGCGTGATGCTGATGCCAGCGACATCCACACCCATACTCACGTTCAACACGATGTCGCCCAAAAGAACGCCCGGGACTGCGATGGTGTTGGTTTCACCAGCACCGTCAACCAACTCAGACGCATTTAGGGTCGCACTGACTGACCAAGTGTCCGAGAACAAGCCCCGAAATTGGTCATTTCCTCGGCGAGAGGTAATTGCTGTTGCTGCTGCCATGATCTAACTCCTTAAAGTTAATGCCCCCATTTCTGGGGGCTTGGGGGTTAGGCTGGCACAACGAGAGCAAACAAAGATGCAGACTTAGCCGCACCAACGGATGCTGCGTTACGCAGACCAGCAACACCATACAAGGTGTCAGAGGTGAACAAGGTAGACAGGTAGTCTTGCTTGTACTGCACTTGCGAACGGATACCCATTTGCTCAACCAACACCATCGAATCACGGTGGCCCATCAAGCACACACGGGCGGCGTTTGAACCGCTGGTCGTGTCAGCGTTAGAGGTGGTAAACACTGGGATGCCGTACAGGTTGCCGATTTCGCCGTTGCGGATTGCATTACCATCACCCACAAACGCTTGTTCGGTGTAACGAGCCAAGCCCATCAGCGTGTTACGGCTAGAGGGTGGGATCACAAAGAAACGCTGATCCATTGGGGTGTCGTTGTCGTCCAAGCGCTGGATGGTGCGGCGAATACCTGCATCGGTCAATGCGCTTTCGTTGTTGTTTGCAGCAACGTAAGCGGTAGTACCGTCACCACCAGCAAAGCCACCAGCATAAGCACTGTTTGCGCTGTTGCCACCGTTAGATGCACGGCCCACTTGGATCAGGTCGCTGTCCACAGCACGGGACAAAGCATAACCAGCGTCCTGAGTGTAGAACTGGCGCAAAGATGCCAGAGCTTGTGCTTCTGTGATGTCTTCAATGAAACGGCTGTATTCAAAGTGGCGGTTGATGCTCACCTGCACTTCCGACTCAGTGTCAGCAATCAAAGTCACAGCGGTGGATGCTGCCTTCAGAGTGGCGTTGCCACGGGTAGGTGCGGGGATGTGAACCACATCGCCTTTTTTGCCCTTGAAATTCATTTTCATGACGAGGTTCGCCATAACAAGGTTCTTCTTGTATGCGGCGATAATTTCGTCAGACCAAATCTCGGGGATGAAGGTTGCTGCGGTTGCGTTGGTTACCTGGGGGGTAGGATAGGCCATGTTGAATTCTCCAAAAAAAAAGTTAGGTCACTTGACCCGACCTTCTGCGTACGCTGTGAGTATTTCATCGTTCAGCGCATCGTATCGGGCTGGATCGGTCATTTTGAGCCGAATCAGGTCTGCCCTGCGATAGACTCGTTTGGAACTCTCACCACTACCCCCCACATCAACTTGTGCAGCCTTCATGCTCTTGGCCCGTGTAGCGTCAGACGCTTTCTCGGACTGTTGAGTATTCACGCCACGCAACTGTTTGTAGGTGGTCAGCAGTTCATTCGCTGAATCAAAATCAAAGTCGCCATCAGCACGTGCATAAAGCCCCAGACGAATAGGCGATGCTTTCACCCAGTCTTGGAACCCCGCGTCATTCGCAATTTGCGTGAAGTCAGGATGCACTTGCGACAACATCTGTTGAATCTGCATCTTTTTGAAGTCTTGTCCAGCAATTCTGGCTGCGACAACATCAGGATGCTTTTCGATTGTCGATTGAACCGCCTTTTGCGGGTTCTCAAAAAAATCCACTTCCGGCTCATCTTGTGTAGCTGGTTGCTTAGACCCGAGGTTTTGCTTGATCAACTCGTCAGCCAATTTACGGACTTCACCGACCTCTTGGGCCTGTTTGCCAATCAGCTTCTCAGCCTCTTGGTGCATCCGCACAACTTCTTCCAAACTTTTTGTCCTGTATTTCTCAGGAAGTTCGTTCTTTTGCTCTTCGACTTCAAGTTCGCCTAGCTCTTCGGTTTCTTTGTCAATCAACATACTGGTTCCTGCCTTTTGGGTTGTAGGAGAATCAACGCGACACTATTGTTTATGCGTTGGCTTTGCGCTCTGCGGCTAACTTATCGCGGTGCTTTTGGTCAAATTTCATCCATGAAGATGGGAAATTGCCCGACCACCCCTCTAAGTTAATCGCAGGTGCGCTCATGACACGGTGGGCTGTGCCCCCGCATCCGCACGGCACTTCAGCAGTCTCATAAACCGCCAGAGCCTCCGTGCGATGTCCACTTTCGCAGACAAATTCATACATTCTTTTCATTTAATTCCTCGTATGCTCGTTCGCTCACACTTTTAAGGGTTGTGAGCCAAGTCATAATAGAAATCTCACCTTTGCGAAATTGTAGACTTTTTTCGTCCGCAATGGTAGAGATGTTGTTCATTGCTTGCAACATCAGGTTGGCATCTTCCATCAGGTCTTGCCAGCCAGGATGCGAAAACAGGTCAAACCTGTCTTCATAGTATTTTTGCAGTTCAGGTGACATTGTTAGCCTTTCATATGTCCAGCCACCCAAGCAACAGCAGCACCGACTGAACTGGCTATGGTCATTCCCATCCAAAAGCCGCCTTTGCCCTTGTTAGCAAGCTCAAGCAGTTCTTCGATCTGGCCTTCCATCTTATCAATCTTCTTGTCCATGTTTTGGACGCGCTCCCAAAGAACGCCGTACTTTACAGGGTCGATTTCACCGGGTTCCATTGGTTACTCCGTTGGTTGGTCAGCCGTGGTTGGG